TTCATTTGTGTACTTCCTGCTATCCTGTGAACGCTGGTACATCTTCTCAGCTGTACCCTTACCATGCTTTATATCTAACTCTTTGCCCATAAGATACTGGGCGCCCTGGTTGCCTATGTTGCAGCCATAGCATTGACCAGCGCTGTTCTTTTCATGCCATCTAGTAGCATAGTGCCGTCTGCTCATAAAGTGGCCGCATTGCATTTGCTTAACATGCTTCTTAGTATCGCATGTAATACACTTAATCAGGCCATCTGCATCTGCATCTCTCCAGCGTATGTACTGACTAAATGCTGCATCCAGCTTCTTAATTAATGTTTTTCTCTTTATGCTCTTCTTTGGCTTTTTCAATTCCTTCTAAATCTTCTTTAGTTATATGTATATGGCCGCCTAACTCTTCTAGGCTTTTCTTTTGTGGCTCTACTATTAAGGCTTCTCCTAACTTCTGCCAATCTATCATAGCAAAGTGTGGGGGTTGTATAGCTCCCTGGTGTGTAGTGTGCTGCTGCTCTCTTAATGGTATGGTAAAATCTAGCTCATATTTGTGTAAGCATTTAATTAGGGTATTTGTAGTTAGATTGCCAAACAGCTCAAATTTACCCTGCCTTATCATCTTAAAGGCTACCAGTATCTCTTCTACTTTAAGGCTAGGAAATATCTCTATTATATCATCTACCGCATCTTGTAAATCTTCTTGGCTCTGAAATGAACGGGTAGCATTTACTGCTCTTACTAAGCGCTCTAGCTCTGCTAATAGTAGCAGTCTAGTCTTAGCGCCGTCTAGCTTATTAGCTGTTTGAATTACTAGCCCCTGCTCAAAAGCTGTGGAGCTGGTATGTACTCTTGCTATTTGTCTACTGTTTTCCACTAGCCCAGTTAAGTGCTTGTTCAGCGTCAAGCTGGTTTCTTTTTGCTCCTGTTTTGAGAGCAAATAATCCTTGCCATCCTTGTGTAATGCTTTGCTGAATGATTTTAATTGCTGTTTTTTCATCGTTTTTTGATATTTTTTGTAGGTTGTGTAATGTTGCTTTCTCACCCCTTGGTGTGTACTTTTTTCTCTTTTGCTGTTTTCTCTCGTCTATCCATATATCCCATATCTCGTCAAATTCTTTTGATTTAAATGGCCTCTCTTTACTAATATGTTTTTTATTATGTATACTACTATGTATACTATCTAATCTTTTTGATATCGCTGCTTTATCAATTTGATTAGGCTGCTTTATCAATTTGATTAGGGTGCTTATCAATTTGATTAGCCTAGAGCGTCCGTTGTACTCGCATTTTATATAATTTAAATTAATTAGTTTTTTAATGGTTCTGCTTACAGACGGTATAGATATATTAACCTCATTTGCTATGGTTTCATTAGTTTTAAAATAATCACCACCCTCAGCACATAAATTGTAGATATCAGATAATATTAACTTATCAGTAGGAGTTAGCTTATCATTTTGATATATAGCCTTTGGTATCCATACGCCTGTAAACTCTTTAGCCATTTAGTTGCTCATCTTGGTATAGAATTTCTCCTATTAGTTGAATTTTAGTGGTGTCAGCAGTTTTAGCTATTTTATCTGCATAGCGTATCATACGCTTAGGCTCCTCATATATCCAGCGATGTACAGTACGCCTGTCTACTCCTAGAGCATCGGCGCAAGCTTGTTGTGAGCCGTAAATCTTTTTTATATATTCTTTCAATTCAGTAATCATTTGTACCATGTTGGCAGCTCTAAGAGCATTGGTTTATTTAAAGGCTCTAGATAATCATAGCTTTTAGGAATGCTTTTGCCATCCCAGCTCCTGTACCAGTCCTTAAACATTTGTACTTCCAGCCTAGCTCTATTAAATCCATCTTGAGCCATTTCTAGGCTAATCTCGTACACTATTACTCCATTTGGAGGGTTAGGGTCACAAGTGATTAGATAATGCTTTATTTTGGCCTCAGAATTAAAAACACCGTAGGCATATAAAGCCAGCTGCATGTGATATAAGTTATCTAGTACCCAGCGCTGAACTTTACGAGGCTCATTATCTGTTATTTTTAAATCAGCTATATAATCATCTCCTATCACATCGGCATACCCATGAAAATCCACTCCATCTAACTTGAATTTTATATACTCCTCTACTCTTGCAGCTTCTGTTATAAGCTTATTAGCCATTGGATTTCCCATAATAGCCTCTGCTAAGTTTAAAGCCTCATCATACTCCTTACGAGTAAATACTTTCTGCTCTCCGTACTCCTCTACTGCCTCTTTGTAGGCTTTAGTTGCTCTAGTCTTGCAGTCTATTACTTGTAGCCCTATTTGCTTTTCAGGCTCTAGCGTTAGCAAGTGAGTAAGCCAGCCCCTTCGCATGGCAGCGCTTTGCTTAAACTCCCTCTTTTTATACATAACCCAGTGCGCTGGGCTACGGCTAAACTGCTTTAATGAGCTAAATGATAGTCTAACTTCTTGTAAATTCATAATTAGCTGTTAAAAGGGTTACCTCCCTCCACAAACAACTGCTCTAAATCTACCTTATCATTAAACTTTTGCGCTAAATCTAGTATGTCTAAATCTAGAGGCTCCTTACTTTCTACTCTTACATAGTATTTAGTATCTAAGCCTGCACCTTTTCGAGTTATTTTAAGGTCGTAGGTCATAGGGTCTCCCTCTACCTCGCTTAGGTTCGCTAGCTCCTGCAATATGCTTCTAGTAGAGCATGAGTACACTTTAAATTTAGCATCTTCATGGTGCCATACATTAAAGGCTGCAAATGGTCGTACTTTATCCTCTGATTTGTACGCCTTTTTTGGCATTTCTCCTTCAAAGGGCCAGCGTAGTGGCTTGTTATCCATAAAAGTCTGTAGGCCCTCTACTGCTTTAGATATTACTCTAATAGTTGCAGATTCATTTGGTTGCAGCTTTAGATATTGTGAGCTTGCTGCCTCACGCTCGTAGTTGTTTTGTAAAAAAGTCATTTTGTAGGTTTTTAATTACTCCACAATAATAGGGCGCTAAATGTCCTACAAGCAAATTAACTTATTAACGTAACCTTGTGCAAAAACAAAGACGGCCACCCTAAGTGCTGCCGTCCGCTGTTATCAAAAATCAAATGAAAAACCTGCTATTTTTTATTGCAAGGCTTACAAGGTACAACATCTTTCTCAAAAAAACTAAGGCAAAGAGGTAAAACCCCAATAAAGCATAATACTACATTAGGCCAAGTACAGCCATTTTCTACTATTTGCTGGCATGCAGTTATAACTATTAGACCTGCGCTTGTGCGCTTTGCGCTCCACTTTAGGCGCTTATCCTTAAATATTTGTGTTAAATCTAGCTTTGCTAGTGCTATGGAAAAGTTAGGCATTGTCATAAGTCCAAATTAAATTTTGTGGTTTATTTATATCTAAATCTACATGTATAAAAGTATCTGCTACTCCTATCCTAGTAAAGCCTACATATAGTAAAGCCTCTATTATCAAAAACCTTCTAGCACTATTTTGACAGGATATGTCAGCAGCAAGGCCATAACGATGACTAGAATTAGGCACCCCTCCTACATCTTTATTGTGCTTTTCGCTTCTATAGCCACTTGTTATCCTAAAGGCTACGGAAGCTCTCTCTCTAGCCTTATCTAATAAATCTAAAAAATCCTGATTCATAAACTCACCTGAGCCAGGCAAATCTGGGCTATCAAATTCGTCTATAGTAAAATAACGCATACACCAACGATTGACAAACCTATGCACATTAAATCATGTATATCATAACGCCCGTAGTTTAATCGCTTATAACGACAGTTAGCGACGTTTAGCATAACAATACACAAATATGGTATTATAGCATTCATTTTTCTCTGTTTTTACGGTGAGTTATAATACCCTCTACATTTAACCAGATAAGAGTAACGGCACCAATTACACCTAACCCCCATGTAAGGCACTCACTAAATGTTGCAGCTGTCCATCCAGCCCATAAAAAATTAATACCCCATAGCTTTCCCTGTTCCATCATCTTAAAGTTAATGTAATTGATTTACTTACTCCATCTTTTGTAGCTGTTAAATCTATACTGTATGTAGTTACTCTACCGCTAGTAGTAGTAGTTAAATCACCAAAAGATAACGTGGTAGCTGGGCCTGCAAAGGACTCTTTAGCTTTATTCAAGGCTATTTCAGTACGCAAATAATCTAGCTCCTCTTGCATTTTTTGTATTTGGTAAATCAAAGCTGACTCACTAGGGAAGTCTATTAAATCAATTTGCTTGTTGTTATCAAATGCAGTTTGCATAGCAGACAAATCGCTGCCAGTCTTGTTATGCATTCTAGTATATAGTGCTGTATTAAGTGCCATTATGTTGCTGCTATAGTGATGTAACCTCCGTATATCTCATCAGTAGAGCCGTCTGAAGTTACTCTAATTATTAAGTAGTTTGTTGTATCGCTGGTAACGTCTGTTATATCTTTCTCAGTGCCTATAGATGTAGCTGCTCCCTTTTCAACTATTGTTTTGCTGTCAATATCACCCTCATATACATAAAAATTCTGGCTAGTGTCGCTGCCAAATATTTTAACATGTGTAGCTTTATAGCCAGTTGGAATAGGTAAGTATGCAAACATGTCACTACTACTGTAAGAAGTTAAAAACAATTCGTTTGAACCTATAGAATCATCTTCAATCATTAAAGGCCTACCAGCATCATTAGCAACAAAATCTCTAGCTAGTACTTTAATTCTAGTAGTAGAACCTAGCCATCCTGCACCTGGAGCATCCTGGAATAAAGCCCCTGTTGCTGCTGCATTTACTGTAAGCACTTGGCCTGTTGTGCCGTTTGCTATAAAAACAAAATTACCATCTGAACGTAAAGCAACCATACTTGTCTGCCCAGTAGTAGGAGGCGCTGTAGGGATACCTAAATCCCAGGTACCACTAGAGCCGTTTGAGATTTTTAAATCAGTTAACCCATAGTCATCTGTAGTTAATGATTCGCTTTTTTCAAAGCTAGACTGTGCTAATTTTAGAGTACTATTTGAGTCGTATGATTTGCCTGTTGGCACAGGTGTTGGGGGCTTTGGGCCCTTGTTTACTTCATTATCTATTGCTACAGTTATCCCTGTAATATCTCTTTGCAAATACATGCACTCGATATCGTACTCACAGCTTGCAGCAATATGAGTTAGCCCAGTTACTTGGTAAGCTGCATTACTATCGTATGTGTTTATTAGCTGAGTAAAGGGGTGTATATACTTAGTGCCTACTTTTGCTAGTGTGCCTCTTTCGCTTCTAGCTGCTGTTAAGTTAGCTGCTAATCTTTCTCTTATTCCTAGCGCATTAATGCTTAAATCTGGTGTAGTTGAAAGGCTAGATTCCCAATTATCTGCCTTTGTCCATCCAGCAATAGCATCTTCATATATTAATATATTTCCAAGCCCTAAATCTGAGACCTCATCACCTATTAAAGTAGTGCCCTGGCTAAATTCATATCTAGCAGTACCTGGGTTTAATGCATAATGGTCTTGCTGGTCGTTATTAGGGAGAGAGCCAGGCACATATTTATACACTCTTAAATTTTTTATAACAACATCTGGTGTGCTTGTGGGGCCTATTGAAGTAGTATATGTATTGCCTTCTCTATCTACTATTTTCCAAGACGCACTCAGAGTAAGCCCAGAAGCATCTGCCTCTAATCCTGGAGTAGTAAACTGAAACTCCTCCACAAAAGGCATGTTACCCATGCCCATATATACGTTTGTGCCATCTACTGCATCCCAGCACCCAGTAGTATAGTCTCTTGTAGCTGCTGCCGTGCTCCAATTCCAGCCCGGATAGTATGGAGATTTTACTAAAATATAATCCATATTCTCAAATGGATTAGTTGGTATTAGTGGCCAAGTCGCATAAGAGTAATTGTAGAAACCTACCGTTTGGTCGAAAGAATCAGAATAGGCTACTTCCTGGTCAAGGTACTTAGCTGTGCCTCCGCCATCTCCTACCTTCATTTCAAAATCAACTTGCAACCTTTGCGGCCTTTTAAAGTCTGCTATATAGGGAAAGGAGCCAGGGCCATCCGGCTCTTTAGAAATATGTATCTCACCAGTAACTCTAAATTTATCACCCTGTAAATAGTTAATATCATCATCAGTTAATACTAAATTCTCTGTAGAGTAATTTGAATCACCTAGAAAAAAACTGGTGCCTTGATAGTCTCTAGTACGTGTGGCCTTTTTAAAAGCTGGTACGCTAGCCCTTTCCCAGCCTGCAAGCTTCTCATATTCTGAGTTATTATTTCCAAACTCTACATCTACATCTGCCAAGGCTACACCTGAATACGATTCAGTACCGTTGGCTAATATTGTGTAGTAAGTATCTAGGGTGTCGTTTAAAGGGTTTTTTTGCATTGTGCCTAGCGGTACAAACCAAAACGAACCTTTTGCCATAAATACAGTACAGTTAAATGTGATAGCAAAGCTTTCTAAAACCTCATAGCAGCTGTAGTATTCATTAGAATTGTTGTCACTTGTATTATAAAAACTGTTGTGAGATACTCTAGCATACTTTAACTGCTTACCATTGTACACAGATAATAAGTTAGAAGCTTCAAAATCCTCATAAAATCTGATAAAAACATCACTTGCAGAAAACGAGTCATAGCAGTGAGTGTTCTTTAATATATTAAAAAGATGTTCTAAAACAGTGGCAGTGCCCTCATAAGCTACACCATGGTCAGTATAGTTAATGCCTTTTAAATTACCTAAGCCATCTACAGCAGTTAACATTACAGCAGCGTGTGGGTATTCATCTGGAATAACTGTCTGCTCTGCTAGTATTTCACCTCTCCACCAAAGTTCATTGTCTGAATCTGGGTCTCTGTATATTTCCAGTCTTAGGCTACCTTCTGCCTCAGAGTTTAACTTATCATATAAGGTATTAAATGCAGTGTCGTTATCATCTGGGTGAAATAAAGTAATATTAACTTTAGAGCCTAGTATAGCTTTTGCCCTATCAAAATTGTCGTAACTGTAATCTAGTTTAAAGCCGTTAGGGCCTAAGACAAAAGCATGGTTTAGGTCAGTACCAGAAGCTGTGTCTATTATTTTGACTTTCCAGGTCTCACCTTTTAAATCCGTAAATTCACTGACTGCATAAGTGTAAGCCATTATTCAAATCTGTTTCTATCACGTGAAGCACGCTCATTACTAATTACAATGTCATCCCCAGAAATACGTCCATAAACCTGAGTACTACGCCCACCCATTATACTTTCCAACTTCGAGAGCGGAGCAATTACCTCAGGGTCAAGACCAGCATTTCTGTTATCTCCTACCATTGCCATTCCTGGGCCAAACACTAAACCACCCTGAGCAAATCTAGGTACTGTAACTAGGGCAGCCATAACAGCACCTAAGGCAGCAGCAATATTGCCTGGAATAGTTTTACCAGCAGAAGCCTGGTTTTCTACACTCATTGAACTTGCACCGTTTGCTACAGCGTTAGCTATAGCCTGAGCTATTGCCGTTTTTACAATAGTACCAGCTATTTGCCTCATAGCTTCATTACCGTCTATAGTGCCAGCAATAAGCTGCGCAAATGTGTTGCCTATTTGGTCTCCTAGTGCAGACATAGCCTGACTTGTTTGGTTTGTTGTATTAGTAAACTCTGTTTGAGCTACCTCTACATCATTTAAAAACCCTAGTAGCTGGTCTGTAGTTTGTAAAGTAAAGCCTTCTACATCCTGGCTCATGGCTTCAAACGTAGGCCCAGACATGCCCTGTAATTCGTTTAGCTTATTTTTTATTTGCTCTAGCCCTCCTGCTGCTTCTACACTATGGTCATAGAAGTCGTTTAAAAAACCTAGTAGCTGAGGGGTTTCAAATAATGTAAATGCCTGGCCAGCTAATTCAACCTCATGGCCTAGCTCCTTAACAGCCGTTTTAGCTGTGACTAGAGTTGTTGTGCCCTCTTCTACTTTTGTATCTAAATTTATTAGAGTCTGCTCTAAACCTGCAATCCTGTCTTTAGCTTCCTGTACATCTTCACCAAACTTAAGAAACTGTCCGCCTCTTCTAGACATAGCGCCGACTCCAACCTCTCCGCCGCCGCCTGCTCTCATTTGTCTCTCTGCTGCTCTCTGCGCAATCTCTAGCTTTACCTTCTCTTCTCTGAGTAATCTTATCTCAGTATTGATAGCTACCCTTCGAGCCTCTTCATCTAATTCTCCTAGGCTTTTTACAAAGTCTTTATTTTTCTGTACAGCGTCATTAGTGTTATTACCAAATAATAGAACTGCTCCAGCTACAGCAGTAAGCCCAGCCACTACAAGCCCCACAGGAGAAGCAAGCCATGCCGTATTAAAACCTACAACTGCTGCTTTTGCTAAATTAAATCCTGCTGCTATTTGTGGCAATACATATAACAGAGGCCCTACTACTGTTGCTATACCACCAACTACTAAAATAAAGTTTTTAGTATCTCCGCTAAGGTTCGTAAAACCTTTTGCTAGGTTAGTAACTCCAGCTATCATTCTAGTAATCACTGGTAGCACGTCCTGCATTAAATCTGCACCAGCTAATTTTAAAGCGTCTAAGGCTGTACTAAATTGACCCGAAGCTGTTTGGCTTAGGCGCTCCATAGCTCCCTGTGCAAAACCTCCCTCTTCTGCAAAGCCGGCTAGCGCTTCATTAAACTGCTCTACACTTACAGCCCCAGCCCCTAGCTCGCTAGGTAGTAAACCAGTTGCATCTGCTAAGGCCTCAAATATAGGAATGCCTCTCTCAACTAATTGGTTTAAACTCTCTAGCTCTACTTTGCCTTTAGCATTTACCTTGGCAAAAATAGCGGCAAGGTCTTCTATCCTATGCCCACCAGTTGCAGCAATATCTCCTAGGAATTGCAGTTGGTTATTTACTTCGCTTATATTACTACCAGAGGCTAATAGCTTTTTAGCAGCATCTGCTACACCTTCAATTTGGAACGGCGTTTCAGCAGTAAACTTATTTAGCTGCTCCATCATTTTAGCAGCCTGTTCAGCTCCGCCAGTTAATGAGATGAAGCTAGTCTCTAAGCGCTCAAGGTCGGCAGCGCTTTTTAAAGCAGCAGCACCCACGGCAGCTAGTGGTAGGCTTACGTTTCTACTAAGGTCTCTACCTAAAGACTTAAAATTAGAGCCTAACTTTTTAAACTCTCTACGAGCTTTGCCCAAGTCTTTATTAAGCTGCTTTGTGTTTAAGCCTATGCCTACTACTAAATCCGCTAACTTTGCCATCTATCTATTTCTTTTAGCTAAACTATCTAATAAAGCAAAACCACTAGGGCCTAGTTTCTTGCTTTGTTCTCTCTCTTTCTCTTCCCAAGGGAATACAGCTAAATCAATTGGTTTAATCTTGCTGCCTCTCTTAGTGTGTACGTTTAAAAGTAAAGCTGTCTGCCATCTAGTGCGCTCCCAGTTTGAGCGCTCCTGCGCTTCTATGGATTCACGCTTGCCTTTAACAGCATTGCTAAACTCTCTAAAAGTCATGTAGTAGAGAGGGCCTGGGGTTAGCCCTAATAGACCTAGCCCCAGCTCCTCTACCCTACTCCACGTTAAAGGGTCACCCCCTTCTTCTTCGCTTTTTTTTTCTCTTCTTGTTTACCTCCCATCGCCTCAGTCATGGCCTCAACTAATATCGGTAAATCCGTTACCTCTATTTTGCTTAACCACTTGTCCACATCCATAGTAAACCTCATCCCGTTATGCTCACAGCCCTCTTCGACAAAGTAAAAAATAAGTTCAGGGATAAGAGTTACATCTGAGGCATCTACCTCGGCAACCTTTACACCTGTGTTTTTTTCAAACTTTCTCCAAGCTCTCATGCTAGCTCGCATAGGGTACGTTACGTTTCCTACAGTTATATCCATGAGTTTATGAAATAGTTTCTCTTACGATAGTTTCTACAATCTGTACTGAACAAGTAAATGAAGCATTATCTTCAGTACCTCCAGTAAGCTCTAAGCTATCAATGTAACCCTTCACCTGGTAACGAAAATCTCCTGCATTTTCAGAAGCAGCTTGACCTATTACATGAGTGAAACGGAAGTCACACTTAGTTTTGTTAAGCTGAAAACCACTTAAAGCCTCGTAGCCTGTGCCAGCAGCTGAGTCAGTTGCGTACAAAGATGTAAAGTTCATAGTTGCTGATATCATGCCTGGTAATAAAGCTCGATAGCCAGCGTTAGCTTTTACTGTCGAGTCCTTCATTTCAGTAGATACAGAGATAGAGCAATCTGTAATATTGTCTACTATTAACTCTGTTCCGCCTTCCGCTGC